GCAAACCTTGCGCAGTGTTGGGTATATTTTAAAAGATGTTCAGTAAACTAAAAAAAACATGGTATGCGGATGACTTTAGCTACTTTATCCGCAACTTTGGTGTCTTTACCCTGATTTTCTCTACCATGACTCTGATTATTTTGCAGGTCATGCATTCGAGTCTTTATACTTCGGTGGATGATACGCTCCATGGCTTGAGTAACAATCCTCAAGCAGTTATTCAGCTGGCAGTAAATAGGGCAACAGAAGAGATTAAAGATTTAGAGAATGCCGCTACAGATACTAGCAAGACTGAAGTAAAACCCAATGTTAGTTCCAATACAGAGGTTATTCTTTTTGATAAAAATTTTACACAACTCCTTTCTGGAAATCGATTTTTGGGCTTGGATAAGATTAAGTTAGAGAAAAAAGAACTAGGCCATATCTACCAGATTCAGGTTTTTAATAGCTATGGCCAGGAAGAAATCTATCGCATGATCTTGATGGAAACCAATATCAGTTCGGTTTCAACCAATATCAAGTATGCTGCTGTCTTGATTAATACCAGTCAGTTGGAGCAAGCTAGTCAAAAGCATGAGCGATTGATTGTGGTTGTGATGGCAAGTTTCTGGATTCTGTCTTTGCTTGCCAGTCTCTATCTAGCTAGGGTCAGTGTTCGGCCCCTGCTTGAGAGCATGCAGAAGCAGCAGTCCTTTGTGGAAAATGCCAGTCATGAGTTACGAACTCCACTTGCTGTTTTGCAAAATCGCTTAGAAACCCTTTTCCGTAAGCCAGAAGCTACCATTATGGATGTGAGCGAAAGTATTGCCTCTAGTTTGGAAGAAGTCCGAAATATGCGGTTTTTGACGACAAACTTGCTGAACTTAGCACGTAGAGATGATGGGATTAAGCCAGAACTTGGAGAAGTTCCAACTAGTTTTTTCAATACGACTTTCACAAATTATGAGATGATTGCTTCGGAAAATGACCGTGTCTTCCGTTTTGAAAATCGTATCCATCGAACGATTGTCACAGATCAGCTTCTATTGAAGCAGTTGATGACTATCTTATTTGATAATGCTGTCAAGTATACTGAAGAGGATGGTGAAATTGATTTTCTTATCTCGGCGACTGATCGTAATCTGTATTTACTTGTTTCGGATAACGGAGTCGGTATTTCAGTAGAAGATAAGAAGAAAATTTTTGATCGTTTTTATCGAGTGGACAAGGCTAGAACTCGTCAAAAAGGTGGCTTTGGTTTAGGATTATCCCTAGCCAAGCAAATTGTAGATGCCTTAAAAGGAACCATTACTGTTAAAGATAATAAACCAAAGGGAACAATCTTTGAAGTGAAAATAGCCATCCACACACCATCTAAAAAGAAAAAATAAAAATAGGCTCTATAATATTTGTAGTGGGTAAATCCCCTATGGATATTATGGAGCCTATTTTGTTGTAGAAAAAAAGTCCCATAAGATCTATAATGAAAAGCGACAAAACAACTCATTAGAAAGAATCATATGGAACAATTACATTCTATCACAAAACTACTCGATATTAAAGACCCTAATATCCAAATTATAGATATCATTAATAAGGGTACACACAAGGAAATCATCGCTAAACTAGACTATGAGGCCCCATCTTGTCCTGATTGCGGAAGCCTAATGAAGAAATATGACTTTCAAAAACCGTCTAAGATTCCTTACCTTGAAACGACTGGTATGCCTACTAGAATCCTCCTTAGAAAACGCCGTTTTAAGTGCTATCAGTGCTCTAAAATGATGGTCGCTGAAACCTCTCTCGTCAAGAAAAATCACCAAATACCTCGTATCATCAACCAAAAGATTGCTCAAAAGCTGATTGAAAAAACTTCCATGACCGATATTGCTCATCAGTTGTCTATTTCAGCTTCAACTGTCATTCGCAAGCTCAATGACTTTCACTTTAAGCCTGATTTTTCTCGCCTTCCTGAGATTATGTCTTGGGACGAATATACCTTTACAAAAGGAAAGATGAGTTTCATTGCACAAGATTTTGATAATCTCAGTATCATCGCTGTTCTTGAAGGTAGAACACAGGCTGTCATCCGAAATCACTTTCTTCGATACGATAGAGCTGTCCGATGTCGAGTGAAAATTATTACTATGGATATGTTTAGTCCCTATTATGACTTGGCTAAACAGCTTTTTCCGTGTGCTAAAATCGTTCTAGATCGCTTTCACATTGTACAACATCTTAGCCGTGCCATGAGTCGTGTGCGTGTCCAAATCATGAATCAGTATCATCGAAAATCCCATGAATACAAGGCTATCAAGCATTACTGGAAACTTATCCAACAAGATAGTCGGAAACTCAGTGAGAAACGTTTTTATCGCCCTACTTTTCGTATGCACTTAACAAATAAAGAGATTCTAGACAAGCTTTTGAGCTATTCAGAAGACTTAAAACACCACTATAATCTCTATCAACTCTTACTTTTTCACTTTCAGAATAAGGAAGCTGACAAATTTTTCGGACTCATTAAGGACAATCTAAAGCAGGTTCATCCTCTTTTTCAGACTGTCTTTAAAACCTTTTTCAAGGACAAAGAGAAAATCGTCAACGCCCTTCAATTTCCCTATTCAAACGCTAAACTGGAAGCAACCAATAATCTTATCAAACTTATCAAACGAAATGCCTTTGGTTTTCGGAACTTCGAAAACTTCAAAAAACGGATTTTTATGGCTCTAAATATCAAAAAAGAAAGGACTAAATCTGTCCTTTCTCGAGCTTAGCTTTTCTTCAACCCACTACAGTTGACAAAGAGCCAATATTGATGAGTTCAGCAGGCAAGAAACTAGCACGATCAGACGTACTTTTTTGTCTATGTAAATAGGAAACTAATATAGAGTTTTCAAATTTTTAGAAAAAAGGGCTAGCATTGTTTTTCAGTGCTAGTCCTTTCCGTGTTTAACATCATCTAACAATTTTAAGATATTTACTGTTGGAATTTGAATAACATCAATACCGAACATCCCTGTCAATGAAGCAATATGAGCTCTTGCATAAGAATACAACATGCTTATCGCATTAGGAAGATACTTAACAAAGACATCCTCTTCTTCAGGAGTATTTTGGGTATCTTCAAAAATACCAACAAGTTTAATTTTTAAATACAGTGGATTTTTTTTCTCTAGATAATCTTCATCAAACAAAGTAACTTCAAGTTCTAACAATCCACAACCTTTATTCTCTCTACTAATTTTTGGAGTCGGAATTATAGAAATATCAACATTTTCAATATTGTCCAAATCTTCAAATTCGTTATTTATATGATAGATAAGTCTTTCAACTCTCACTCCCCTTAATTGTAAGTCACTACCATAAGTACTCATGCTGCAAACTCCATTCTAAAATTTGACGAGCAAATCTCTTTGTTGATTTTTTCTGCTCTCAAAGTCGGATGATATTTTGTAACTGTTTTATTTTCGTTTCCAACTTTTGAAATTAAATTTATACTATACGTCTGATATGATAGTTCCTCAAAATATTCTGACGGCAATTTTAAATTATCATAGGGTATAAATTCGCTTGTTTTGCTTCTTATTCCAGGAGTTGGCGAGTCTATTTCATAATCAAGTTGCAAAAAATCCAATAATTCAAATAAATCTTCTTCATTCTCAAACATAGTATCACCTCACTTTTTAGTTACACACTATGTAACTTTAACTCACAAATATTTATTATATTAGTGTCGACAATATTTAACTGTTTCGCAAGAGGAACAAACCTAGAAGCCCCTATTATGGGATTTCCTGTTGACTTCATTGTTCTACAAACTGCTTTGTATTTTTTATTTCTAAAAACAAATGCATCCAATAGCTTACAATGGAACGTATGCTCATCAGTATTACTAATTAAAACACGTTTCCTTTTCAATTCTGTTATGAAATCTCTAGCGAACTCATCTAATTTTTTTAAACCATCGCTTTTGTCTAAGTCTAAAAGCTCACCTTGTTCAAATTCAAATTCAGTTTCAATAACTACTGGTTCAGTATCTTTGTCAGGACGATTCCCCTCCGCCCATCTTTTTGCCCGTTCAAAATCATCAACAAAGAAATACACTCCATTCCCTAGCCAATGATCATCTCTTTTATTAAAAGAAAATTTTTCTGTTTTTATAATACTTTCATAATTACTCAAACCTGTACCATGAAAAGCTAGCACATTCACTTCATCTCCCAACCAAACTATAATACTCCTATCACTATTATATCATATATGTCAAGTACTATATGTTGTGATGATTATTATTTTTAGCACAAAATAATCCGTCTCATTTACTTGATTGTTAATATATTTCTATTTAAAAAGTTTAGCTTTTGATTCACTAAACTTCTTAAAGGATTTAATTATTTAGTTTCCTTATTCAAAGATTCGCTCTGATTCTTTGAATATAATAAAGTTTACTTCTACTAATTTTTAGACTATGAGATCAGAAAGATTGTCTCTCACTCTGCATAGATTCCTTCTTCAAAACTAATCATTTTTCTAGTAAATTGGCCAGTTTTTACCCCCTTTTTCTCTGAACATCTCCGACTTGGAAAAAGTTCCCTTCACCGGTACCCTACTAGGCAGAAAGATTTTTTAAAAGGTGGGGGGAGTCAATATCCTTTCAATTCCACAAATCTTTTAGCGATTACCTTTCTACGGCTATTTATATAACGAGTAGTTTTATTTAGTTTCTCTGCCACGTCTTCCCAAGTCGCACCAGCTTCTAAATATCTCATTTTAAAAATTACTAGATCACTTTCAATTAAGTTTTCCATCAAGGTATCTACAACTAGTTTGAAACCTTCTAAATATCTTAGTGTTTGGTCTTCTTCAATTCTAATGATTGTCGCTTCAGTAGGACTAGATACTGTCTTGCCTTTCCCACCAGTATAATCTTCAGTGCTATGTTTCTTATTATGTATCAGTTCCTGTCTTCTCAAATAAATTTTATTAGCAAGCGTTCTATATCGTCCTAACTCAATATCTATCCCGTCCAGGTCTCTGTTACTCAACTCGTACATAGGCAAGTACCTCCACTTAAATTTAAAAATTTTTTTATCTTTCAATTTGTCAAATTGTAAATTCTGTAAAACTGACAAAAAGCGCTAAAAGCCTTCCAACACTCCACTTACCAGGTATCATTGTTTTAAGTTTGACAACTCTTCAGTATGACAAGTTCAAGGGAAATTTCTTTAATTTATCCCCTCAGTTTCTCATATCTTACATTCTGTGAAACTCACTCCATTCTGTAAACCCCTGATATACCTTGCTTTCAAGCTATTACTTCTTTTCAGTTTATGCTTACTTTGTTATGTGAAACTTAGTAAAGCATAAAAGTAGGACTAGCGATATTTCTTTTGTTTGAGCCATATATCACTAGCCTTACTTAATTTGTTCCCTATTTTTCTAGATACACTTTGATGTCCCGATATTCCTTAGAAAAATTCATCCATCCGCTAGAATCAGGGGTTAAGAATGGTAGAACAGTAAGCGGACTTACTTCTGTTCGATACGGCGATAGAGAATGTCTCTGACTTATTTCTCTGACTACACCTGTATGGATTTCTTCTACATCCTTCTTCAGTTCTTGAATTTCATCATATGCGTCCAGAATTCGTCTAAGTTTGTTTCGGTATTGTTTATAGATCTTCTTAGTTTCCATCCGTTGCTTAGTCTCTTTAAAAATGTATTCAAAGATGACTGCATTAGCTTCTGAAAAATCACTATCAAATTTTTCCTGAAGGCCATCAATAGCTTTTTCCATCTTTTCCAGCTGCTCTAAAGATTCTAAGTTATTTGACAAAAAAGAATCTATGTTCTCAAATGAAACTGCTTGATTGCCTAACAGGCTTTTCCTTTTTTCGCTTAACTGTTCTCGTGCTGAATTAATCTTACTTTTTTTATTATCTATATCATCCAGTGTTTCAAATACTTGATTAATATCCATTTCTTTCTCCTAGTTCCATTGAATAAAGTAACCACAATCTTCTTCAACTTTTTTTACATCAAATCGGGTATGTAAAATCAACCGTTTCCCAAAATAGTCATTCGCATTCACCCAACTAAGTGTATCTTTCTTGCGATCAAACAGAGTAACAAAGTTTTCTAGATCTCCGATAAAGCCTTTTTTGTCGCCTTTGTTCCCTAATGTCGTATCATCTACAATTAAAAAGTTATCTACAAAGAATGTTTCACTTGTCCCTGTCTCTTTATCAACTTTAAGAAGATAATTTCCTGAAGTGTCTTTCATTTTTTCTAAGACACTAAATAGTGATTGACTAATAACAATAGATACATTGCGCTCTGGATTGATTAAAGAAACAATAGATTTCAAGTCGTCCAGACTTGTAGCGGTCTGTACTTTCGCAGTTTGGAGAATTTTCCCAATCTCTCTATTTCGTGTTCTACGTTTTAATTTAATAATCTTCTTACCAAGAAAATCCGTTAAATTATATTGGCCATCATCTAATTGTTCCTGTGAAAAATCAAGTTTTCCACTGAATAATTTAACTAAGTAATCAACGCTGATAGTTTTCTTTTTATCTGCTTCTGTTCTCTCAACCGAATTTTCGCTAACTTCTTGTAATGAATCAGATTCAAAGTCAGTTACTTCATACTTCCCACCACGGGTACGAGTCTCAATAACATTTACTAGATCAACCAGATCTTTACGTTGATGTTCATCTCCATAACTATCAAGGATTGGTTTTTCAATGAGTACATGATTATTTTCTACGTTCATCCCTCTAGTGTTATAACCTGTACTTCGGATATAAGCTTCTAAATTTTCTTTTTGTTTAACTAAGTTAGTTGTCATTTTTTGCTCCTTCATCTTTTAATATCTGATTTTTGTTTATAATTTTTTCTAAAATTCTTTGCTCTTAGCTTTTCTTTTATGACTCTCCGAGCATTTAGAATCATTTTTTCTAGATTTTGATTTGTCTTGTTTGTTAGCATATTTCTCTAGTATTTCTTGTTTCCGTTGTTCTAAGCTATCACCTTCTTTTTTACACTGAGAAAAGATTTTCTGTCTTTTATCTGGATCCATAGAAAACTTATTGGCTACTACATACCCTAAAGAAGTATCTCCTGACATCTCCCTCACCCCCTTTCTATGCAAACAAAAAGGGACATACCACTAGCATTATATGCTTACGGTATGTCCCTGAGGTGTTCTCAATAGACTTATTTTTTAGTTTCTTTTTTGACTAGATGGGTAAATTTCCCATCTGAATAGAATAAAGTTATCTCTCCAAACCTTGGAACTTTTTCTATCTCTATTATACCACATTTTTCGTAGACAACAAAGCCTTTTTCTGTTGAAAATCGCATTTTATCATCATTCATTGAAATTCTCCCCTCACTGTATTTATAGTGTATCTCTTGTCTTTGATCGTGAAAGCCTTGAAAGTGTTCCCTTCTAAACCTTTCAAAATTCTACTTGAGTTTCTAGCATTATAAACCGTCCGCAGTTCACTACTGTCTAGGTTCGTGTTGAAAATCGTAGTTTCTCGATTATTGATAATATCAAACAAGAAATCCTGTTCCCAGTCACTCTTAGGTGTTACCGTCCCATTTTTTGCTCCTAGGTCATCGATGATTAGAAAATCTACATCAACAAGCTTTTTAACCGCCTCATACTCTGTTAAGTTTGCATTTCTTCCATAAGCCCAACCTTCTTTTATCTGCTTGATAATCTCGGTTAAACTAACAAACAAAACACTCTTAGGCTCGTTCTTCTCTCTGAAGCTCTCATTGATTTCTTTAGCTAGTGCAAGAGATAAATGACTTTTTCCTATTCCTGTGCTACCGCTGATTAAAGTATTTCCTGTCATACCTGCAAGGTACTTCTGGGCTTGCCCCTTTACAAACTCTAACATCTGACGTTCCTCTGTCGTCTTAACAAAGAAATTATCAAACGTTGCCCCCTTCAACTCGTTAGGAATCGTACTATCACGCATTAAGACATCATAAGTTTTAAAGTAAGCTTGCCTGTCCTCGAACTGCTGCAATAGGTCTTTCTCTTTTTGTTTAATCTCTCCCTTTACACACTCCGGACAAAATGCTTGTAGTTTTCTTTCTGAACCCCCTAATACCGGTACAGAAATTTCCCAATAATTGACCTGGTGAATATCGCAAACCTTATCCGATATCTTTCTGTTATTAAATTCTTTAAATTGTTCCTTCATCTTTGCAACTCCTAAAATGGTAGGTCTGGGAAGTTATCTTCAGACTTCCCTCTTATGGTTTTAGGCTTTTGATTCAAATAACCGTCAAACTTAGATCTAAAAAGTGTTTCAGGTCTCAGATATTTAGAAAATTCAGGACTATCCTTCCATTCTGCCGTTTTAATATCTATCACCTGTTTAAAATCTTCAAGTGTATAGCCTTCTTTGAATCGTGCTAGTAAAAGCCTTTTTGTCTTATCAACAAACTTATACCGCTTATTAGCTACTTGATTCAGATAAACAATAGGAATCCAAAGTTCTTTATGTTTTGTTTTCTCTAAATCTTTTATAGCTGTTTCTTCAAGCCAAGTAGGAAAAGTGAAAGGTGAGCTTTGCTCATTAGACGAGGTTTCCTCGGCTATATATTCTTGATTTATATCTAACTTTAAATCTTGCTCTAACTCTTTGTCTTTATCTATCTCTTTCTCTGTCTTACATGTAGATAACGTTGTAAAATTCTTAGATAACAATGTAAGATTTTTTTCTTTCTCTTGTTGCTCTTTGCGGTAGCTTCTCATATATGCAGCGTGATTTGTTTCTTGTTGTACTAAAGCTTTTGCTTGTGTTAACTCGGCATTTTTATCTTCATCAATCTGAATCAGACCACATTGCGTAAAATAAGCTATAGTCATGGATATATCATCCTCAGAAACATCTAATTTCAAGGCCAGTTCTTCTTTTAAGGTTTCAAAGTATCCCTCATAATACAGAATACAGTCACTTTCAAGACTTTCTAACATCATGCGCATATAGATCACTGTCATGGTATAGCCACCAGGCATACTTTTTAGTCGCTTAATAAAGAGATTGTCAAAAAATTTCTTATCAATTTTCAGCCAAAAATACACTTTAGTCTTTGCCATCATCTACCCCCAGAAACTTTAAAACGTCTGAAACTTTATAATACGCTTTTCTAGTATCTTCAATAGGCGGTATATACTGTGGTAATCCTGCACCTTCCCATTTTGTCAAAGTTTTATCTCCTATGCCCAGTTCTTCCTTTAGTTCCACCTTGCTGATTAAATCTAATCTTTTTTGAGGTGCTTTCTCATGGCTTTTTAAATACCGTTCCACTGCTTCCAAAATCTTAGACTTTAAATCTTCAATCATTTTTTCAAACATCTTAGTACCCCCATGGCTTAACCCCTGCAAGCTGAATATATCGCCCATAATCAGGGCTTAAATCCTCGCTAGTCGTTTCTATCGTCTGTGTGCTTTCTCGCTCTCTTTTGGCGCTCTTTTTGCGGTCTCGGCGGTTTAGATACATGAGAAAGCCAATCAATATCACGGTAAAAACAAGCGCCTGTGTATTGCTTAAATCTAGTTCATTCATGTTTTATCCTCTTTCTATAGTCATTAGCCTGTTGAGTATGTTCTGAAATGAGTTGGTTCATAGCTTGGATTACTGTATTTAGTAAAGCTGATGATTGTTTACTGTCTTCCATACTAGCCATTTCTAAGACTAGTAGAGTATTAGTTAACTGACAACAAAGCCCCTCATAATCTACTAGAACATCATTTGTATTTACTGTCATAGTATTTCCTTTTCTTTTGCCTTTTTCCTATACAGTAACACCACTCCAAACGCTGGGCGATTGCCCCAAGTTGGCGAACGCTTGTAGCGGTGTTTCGTAAGTAATTACCCATCTTTCAGCTAAACAAGGCCTTAGAATCACTCTGTCAGCGCTTGATTTCAAAACCTTTTCTAATTGCTTGCCTGCTCTTAGGTTTTTCTTTATGTATTTGATAGAATAGATATTTTTTGCTATAATCAAAGCATAGAAAAAATTTCTATACTCTGAATTGTGTCGCTTGCTCGCCTTGGCCAAAATTTGAGCAAGTGATTTTTTTATTTTCTTTTTGCATGATTACTACCTGACTTTGGTTTATAAAGCAAGTCTTTACTATCGATAAGATCTAGAATCCAACTGAATCCCTGCTCCACCATTTCAAGAAATGCGCCCAGGTCTTCACTCTCCAGGTTCTCGTAGTTCATACAAAGATATTCGGCTAGTTGTCTGTCTTTCTCAACTAGCTTTTTAAAATCCTTGGGATACTTAGGAATTTCTAACCCCTTGGCATTTGTAACTGTCTTAAACTCATTTTCCATTTTCTATACTCCTATACTTTAAAAATTAATTCCTTAATTTCTGAATACCCCCTATTCAAGTTGATCATCGCTATTGCCATATCTTCCAATCGCTGATAGTTTGTCAGTTCCGCGCTTGTTAAACTGTCAATACCGTTTTCACTTTCTCGCTCTTGCATGAGTTGGGCTTTGTTTTTCCCAGTCGCTCCCTTTAGCAGTAGGTTTGTAAGAGTGCTATAGGCATGCTTGGGTGCTTTCTCCCATGATTTGATAGATTCGGTTAAGGTCTTGCGCTTTGGCTTTTCCAGTTCTCTTTGAAGATAACGTTTAGAAAGTTCATCACGCATTTCAAAGAATGCTTTGACTAGATTAGTTTTGAAGTTGGCCACTTGCTCGGTATTCTTTAAGAATGTAATCAGCAAAGTAGCCTGTTGCTCGTTCAAAATATAATCTTTTGCCTGTTGTCCACTTTGTAAAGGTCGCATTTTAAATGACACCTTTCCAAATTGCTCCAGTCGTCCAA